ATTTATTGTAATGGTAACAATTACATTTTTATTAAATGCATTATGTCAAGGTGGAATGTCAATAATATCATGGATAATTGTATTTATTCCTTTTATTTTCATGACAGTAATAGTTACAATACTTTTATATGTATTTGGACTAGATGCCGCAACAGGTACATTAAAATTTAAATGTACTAATCCTACAACAACATCTAATTCAAATTCAAATTTAATCTATAGTAGCACTACAGACACAACTACTACAACTAATACATGTCAACCCAAAACATCCTCTAATTTGTATAGCAATAGTTTTGGAGTAACTGTTAGTTCAGATCCTCAATATCAATAATTTACTGGATATATTTACAAATAATATTTTATTTTGATTTTATTAAGCAAAATAAACTATTTAAATATATTTATATTTATAAATATATTAGTAATGTTATATTCGTATTTATTTACTACTATTGCACTAATATTTGGATTACATTTTTATAAAAATAGGTATCCAAAAGAATTTGAAATGATAATAACACAATTTATAGATAATATACAGAAGAATGAAACATTAAAACCCTATTTACCGATATTAACAACTACATTTTACAATATTATTTATATTTATAGTTTGTGTCAGGTTGCATTTAATAAGACAATGCGTCTAACTAGTCCATATATAAAATCTATATCAGGCTTTGTTCAAAATAATTTTTTAAATAAGATTAATACAAATGATACAAGTAATATTATTTTAGATAAACAAGATGGTTTTGTGTTAGTTAAATCAGAAAAAAATGATATTATTATATTTGATAAAATACCGGATAGTTTAGATAATATTAAATATGAAAAGTCTACCTTACGTTTTCTAGCATTATGTTTAAAACTTAAAACAGATGATTCAGATCAGACAATGTGTTATTCTATTTATTTATCTTTAAATTCAATGAATTTTTATGTAGTTGGTAATATGTTTGGCCCACATTTTTTTAAATATTATTTACAGCATATTTTGAATGTAACTATTGATAATAATAAACCATTTTTATATATTTTAGAAATTATGGATCAAAATGTAAAAATTACTCATATAAATGAGACCCAAACTATAGTTATTAAAAAGGATGATTATGAAATAATTGGACTACAAGATAAAAATTTAGTTGCTGAACCCAAGGAAATAAATATCACAAATATAGAGAAGGAAGAATTGCCTACAAATGATAATGTAGAGGCAAATGAAGAAGAAAATATAGAAAAAGAAGATTTAAAAGTAGAAGAAGAAAAAGCAGAATCCGAACCAAAAACAGTTACTAATACTTTAGATTATACTACTGTATGTTTTTAATTATAAATATAAATAAAAATTACTTAAAAAAATTGATTTATTATAAGTATAATGGTGACTCCGGAAAAAGCAATAACAATGAACATTGAAACCAGTAACATAACTAATTCCATCAGTAAACCAGCATTCTTACCTTTGAAGAAGAGGTGGAATTTATGGGCACACCTGCCTCATGACAGCGATTGGTCAACAAAGAGTTACAAGCAAATATATACATTTACTACTGTCGAGGAAACAATTGCAATTACTGAAAGCCTACCTGATCCATTAATTAAGAACTGTATGTTATTTATTATGCAAGAAGGAATTATTCCTATGTGGGAAGATGTAAAGAATAGACACGGTGGTTGTTTTTCATATAAGGTATCAAATAAAAATGTTTGTGATGTATGGAGAGAGTTAACTTATATGTTGGTTGGAGAAAGTGTCAGCAATAATACGCAGTTTGTTAATGCGGTAACCGGAATAACAATTTCACCTAAGAAGAATTTCTGTATAGTTAAAATTTGGATGACTAATTGTGAGCACCAAAATCCTGGAATAGTTACAACTGATATTAATTGGTTGGTAGCCCAAGGATGTTTATTTAAGAAACATAGTCCCGAATTTTAATTGTATAAAACTATAAAAAACTATAAAAAATTATAAAAACTATTTAAACAATTAGTAATAACTAAATATAACAAAATGAAATATCCGTTTGTTATATTTTACCGTAAAGACTATAATGCATCATATGACCAGTTTTTTTTTGATAACAATTCTAAACTAAATTGTACTGTACAAATAACTAACAAAATTAATAAAATAAATAAAATATATAGTGCTAATTATCACCTATTAATAACATTAGATGAAGAGAATAATGACCATCTGTGTATTGATCAAATGTACGGTAAAAAATGGATTAAAATGGCCAAGCAAGGATTTTTAGATGTTGCATTATTTAATTCTATTGTAAATAAACAATATATTTTAAATTGCGTTTTAGATAGAACATTTTTAAGACCTATTTTCTCCTTATTTACATCATCATTTAACTCATATGATAAAATTATTAGAGCATATAAAAGTATTCAAAAACAAACACTTATGAATTGGGAGTGGATTATTATTGATGACTCACCAGATGATGAACATTTTCATTTTTTAAGACAAAAACTGTCGCATGATTGTCGCATTCGTATATATCGTAGAAGTGAAAATAGTGGTAGTATTGGAAACGTTAAAAATGAAGCTGTTTCTTTATGCAGAGGATTATATGTTTTAGAGATGGATCATGATGATGAAATATTACCTACAGTATTAGAAGATGCATCAATATTATTTTCAAAGGAAGATGATGTAGGATTTATTTACATGGATTTTATAAATATTTATGAAAATGGTGATAATTTTCGTTATGGTGATAATATTTGTAAAGGTTATGGATCATATTATTGCCAAAAATACAATGGAAAATGGGTATATGTATATAATACACCTAACATAAATAATATTACATTATCTCATCTAGTTTGTTGTCCAAATCACCCACGAATTTGGAGGCGAGAACTTCTCCTTAAAATTGGCAATTATTGTGAACACTTACCTATTTGTGATGATTATGAAATTCTTCTTAGAACAGCAGTAAATACAAAAATGGCAAAGATACCTAAGTTAGGTTATGTTCAATATATGAATAATTCCAATAATAATTTTTCACTAATTAGAAATGGAGAAATAAACCGAATTGGTCCACAATATATTAGTCCGATTTATTATGATACATATAAAATTGCTGATAAAATGGCTGAATTAGATGCATTTGAAATACCAACTTCTGAAGAAAGTAAACATAATATTAATATTTGGTTAAGAGATCCACAAAAATATACTCATAAATATTGTAATTTGTTAGTTAATATGGATTTTACAAGGCAAATTTGTATTATTGGCATAGATAGTTTAATTTTAAATTTGGAATATATACAGAATTTATATAATAACAGTGTTAAACATAATAACAGCGCTGAAAATAATGAAAAAATAGATTTTATTTTGTTAGATAATAAATGCCCAATCGAATATTTATGGAAGCAATTGGACAGTTATGGATTTAATAAAATGAAATGTTATTCACTGATAGATGTACAATATAATTTGTTAGTTAATTATTTTAGAACTACCTATTTGTCAACAGATAATTATGAAATAATAGGAGACGGCTATTTTCGACAAAGACCCAAATATAATACTCAATTTTCTAATAGAAGTCAAGTAATTAATATATTAACAAATCCTGATGATAAATATTTAGAAATTGGAGTTGAATATGGTCAGACATTTTTACATACACATTTTAAACCAGAAAATAAAACTGGTGTTGATCCAGATCCAAAATTTGCTATTATAAATCAGCCATTTAAGTTTGAAAAATGTACATCAGATGATTTTTTTAAGTCTATTATTACAGATAACCAAAATCTAGATAATAACTCTGATATTAAATATAATACAATTTTTATTGATGGAATGCATCAATCAGAGTATTTTTTAAGAGACTTTAATAATAGTGTTAAGGCTCTGGTAAATGGCGGTTCAATATTTATTGATGATATATTACCATTAACATATAATGAACAATTAAAAATACCAAGAAAATATTATTATGAAAATGGCATCTTAAAATATGGCGAAGAATGGACTGGTGATATTTGGAAAGTTGTATATCATATTTTTAAAAATTATGGAGACCATTTATTAAAAACAGAAATAAAATATTTTTATAATGCTAATTACAGAGGTGTTTTACATTTAAAACTGATAAATAGTTTTGAAATAAATCATACTGAACTAGATACTATCAATGATTATGATTATTTTAAGGATTTTCCAAAATATTTGGATTATTTAAATTGCTATAATTAGAATTAAATAATAAATTCACAAAAAAACAG